GTAACTTTGCTGTTACATCAAATTTTGAAGGTAGAGTACCTATTGATTATTCAAATACATTAAGTTCATTTGTGCGTCCAGTTACTCTTGAAACAATTGGTTTAACCCAAACACAATCAGAAATTGTACACCAATATAATACTAATGCTGTTTTAAATTTAGACAAATCAGATTTAAATACTTTTGTTAGATTTGGTTCGGCATATGAATTTTTAAGAGTATCAATACAAAATATCATTGTAGCATACCCGGGGAGTTTGTTTATGAACTCCCAACTCACTCACATTAATACAATTACATTTAGTGGATTTACTTATAATCCAGTTACAAATGTTTCAACCTTTAGAATACCAACTGGTATTACTGTAAACACATTTGGTTTAGCATTTAATTATGGCAATGTGAGTAATCCAGATGAAAATCCATTAAAAAATTTAAATCTTTCATATAATCAATATGTTGTTTGGTCTACACTTAATCCTACTGGAAATTCATATACAATTATTGGCTTCACTGGATATAGTTCAACCAAAAAATATTTAACTGTTCAAACAACTGGTAATCCATTTCCAACAATTACTGGTGCAACCTCTGGTTATTCTGGTGCAATTGATTTTCATATTAAACCAAATAATATTATTTTTGAAGAATTCAGAGCATTATTAAGTGATTATGAAAAATATATTCTTTCAGAAAGAATAACAGGAAATACAAGCGGATTTAAATTTGTATTAAGAGACCCCATTTTACTTGATAATGGAACTATTAGTTATTCGAATACACAGATGTTATGGACAACAAGTGACAACTATAACATAGATGTCAGCACTCCAAAATATCGTACTTTTTTGAACAGTATTTTAGCAATTGGTAATAAATATGATGCAATAAAGACAGATTTAATTGCCAGATTTCTTACACCAGCATCAATAAAAACATACGATCTTACTGAAGAAGGTAAAATGACCAAACTCTTAAGAATATACGGTAGAGAATTTGATCAAATGAAACAATTTATAGATTCTTTGGTTAATATCAACCGTATTACCTACGATAAGATTAATAACACACCAGATCAATTAATTAAAAATCTTTCAAGAACATTTGGATGGAATTATTTTTCATTAGTAAATGAAGCAGAATTAGTTACCAGTCTTTTATCTGTTAGTGATGCAGAAAGAAATTTACATACCGATTTAATGCCAGCAGAAATTGATATTGAACTCTGGAGAAGAATATTAATTAATACAAATTATTTTTGGAAATCTAAAGGTACAAGAGAAGCATTAAAATCAATATTTCTCTTAATTGGTATACCTGAACCATTTATTAATATTACCGAATATGTTTATACTGTTGATGGTAAAATAAATCCTAATAGTGTACCATTTACTAAAGCAGATTTTCCTTCAAATTCATTACCATATGATACTGATGGATATCCAGTTGCACCATTAGAAACTAGTGACTTCTTTTTTCAAGTTTCTGGAGATACTGATGCTGGTCAGCATTATATGGATGCATTTCGTATGGCTGGTTTTAATTTAATGCAAACTATTGATAATAGAAAATCATGGATTCAAACAGGTGCAACAACAAGAGTTGATAGTACAACACCGCAATATTATCAAGAAGATAGCAAACTCGTTATAAATACAAAAGAAGTTGATGTTGCCCTTGATACAGCACGTGGTATTGAATATGATGTTTATGATTATATAAAATATATCGATTTTCCTGCAAATTCAAGTGGTTATACGCTTCCATTTTCATATGTAAACATATCTCTGGGTGTAAATAGTGTTCAAAAAACTTTTACCTTACCAACACCATATAATAAAACTGAAGGTAATTTAGAAGTTCGTTATAATGGTATATTATTAAATGCACCAAGAACTGGTTTAACCGCTACTTCATATCAAGCAGATTATAGTATTTCAGGCAACACTTTTACGTTATTAACAGCAAGCGCATATTCAAATTCATATCGAAGGGATGTTATTCAGGCAACATTTATCTATTCGGGAAACACACATCCAATTACTGGAATTACTGTTCAATATATTGTAACAAGAGTTGATGCAAAAATGAATGGAACTGTAATACCGTTACCAAGTTATCCACGTGGCGATATACAGGTAACTGTAAATGGTATTGCACTTACAAAAGGCACTCCACAATTTACTGCTGATTATATTCTTGACCCAGCAAATACTACTGGTTCAAGTCAAATTATTATTCAAAATCCTGCAGTAATTTCATTTTTGGCTGTTAGTCCCACAATACAAGTGGCATATGTTCAAGTGGTTGGAAGCGATCAAATTAATGCGAGAAATGAAATTGTAAGAGTTGATAGTTTTAATAGTGGTAAAATATATTATAATGTTTCAGCAAATAAATATGTTTATAGACTTAACTATAAAGCAAATACTGCATCAGAAATTAAAGTATTAATAGATGGTATCGCATTAGAACCATATACAGATTACAATATTAATGCACTTAATCCATATGAAGTTTTCTTACCAAAAGGTATTAAATATGGCACGATTATAAGCGTATATTATCTTGTTGCTGTTAGTTCATTCTTTAATCCTATTATAAATGATGTTTTTGGAGTCGGTGATATAAGTAAATTGTCATTTCTTGAATTTATCGAATTAATTCAAAGAAAATTAATAAATGCAAGAAATAGAAAAACAATTACAGATTTTAAAGGTGGGTGGTATCCAACATTATTAAATGTTTATATTCAATATTTAAAACGTGCCAATCTTCCATTAAATGACCCGTTACATTCAAATGGTTATACTTTTGAAAACTTATATTCATTTTTAAGTAAATATAATTCATTCTTTCAAAGATTTGTTGATGAATTATTACCTGCAACAATCATATTGAAAAAAAGTGGACTTTTAGTTAGAAATACAATATTTACAAAACAAAAATTTACATATAAAAGAGGCGTTAACATACCTTTAAGTGGCTCTACAGTATTAGATATAAGAAATAATGTATTGCTTACTTATCTGGGAGATGATGGTAGTACTTTTTTAATTGCACAATCTGCAGCAGCACCAACAACAGTAGTACCAACGGTTATTACTACTGTATTAACCAATATTATACAAACTGGTGCAACAGGTGGTGGAAATGTTATTTCTGATGGAGGTGCTGCAGTAACAAAACGTGGAATGGTGTGGAGCACATCACCAACTCCAACAACTGGTAATACTGAAACTATGAATGGTACTGGAAATGGAGTATTTGTGACTTTGTTGACTGGATTAACTTCAAATACTACTTATTATGTAAGAGCATATGCTATTAATACAGCAGGTGTTGGTTATGGCAATGAAATTAGTTTTGTTACATCAGCAGTTGTTATTATACCATCTATTAAAACAAGTGTTGCAAATGGTATTACTCAAACAACAATTAATACTGGCGGTTATGGAATTACTGGTTACACTAGCATTGATTATTATGCAATGCAATATAGTGCAGTAACAACTGGTGGTTGGTTATTATCACCTGTTTTACCATTAAGCGGACCGCTTGCTGTTAATCATTTTACACATACTATTAATAGTTTAACTCCAAATACAAATTATAATTATCGTGCATACATGATCGTTAGTGGAAGTCCATTCTATGGTAATCCATTAAATGTATTCACATTAGCAATAGTTCCAGTAGCACCTACAGTTACTACTATTGGAGTAAATATAATTGGGCAAACAACAGCTACAATTGATTATAGTGTACCTACAAGTGGCACATCATCAGTGACACATCGTGGTGTTGCATATGGATTAGGTGCTAACCCAATAACAGGTGGAACACATACTGATGATGGTACTGGAATTGGTTCATTTACAAGTTCATTGTCTGGATTATTGGCAAATACTACATATTTCGTAAGAGCATATGCAACAAATAATGTTGCAACTACTTATGGAAATCAAATAACATTTACAACATTACCATTACCAACAGTCAGTATATTAAACATAGGTATAAACAATAATGGTATTGAAAATGCAAGTAATGTAGGAGAATTAACTAAACCAAGTTCAGGTACTTGTTATCACGCAACAATTGGTTGGAATATGTGCAAACAACAAGTAAGTGTTCCAACAGCACCAACTCCATTTGGTGTATCGATATGGAAAAATGGAATTGAAATAGATAACGTATTTTGTAGTTGTAAAAATATAAGTTGTATGTGGACACCGCCAGCATGTGGTACTTTTGCTCCATTTGTAGTAAATCCAACAGATACTATCATTATATGCGTTTGCGCATGTCAATATGGTGCAACAATGGGTTCATGTACAAAAGCATATTTAAGCAGTGTTAGTGGATGCAACTATTCAGTTAATTATTTTCAGAATAGTACAGTGGCATATACTTGTGGTACTTTTTTATTAATAGTATAAAAATTATATAATAGTATTTATAATTAAAAATAGAAAATGGCATTTATTGAAAAAAAAGACCCTGTAGTTATAAACATTAAAATAACCTCAAAAGGCAGAGAATTATTATCTACTGGTAATTTGTCATTTAAATATTTTGTTATTGGCGATAGTGAAATTGATTATGCTTTTAATAATACAACAGGACTAAATCCATTTAATGCCAATATATTAAGACCTGTAGATACTAATCCTAATATTATATCTTTTATTACAAAAAATGTATCTGGAACTACTGGCAATACTCAATATAATACAATACCAAGTATACCTGCTTCAACATATTTGGTTACAAATATAGTAGATTCAATTGGATTTTTTAATCCAATGAGTGGCACTTCAACTGATTTTACTTTTATTGTTGATGGCAATCATGTTAAACAGCCAGATGCAATGGTTTATATGAGTGGTGTTACTGGTGGTAAGTCATTAAAATTGCGTAAAGCACCAACATATGGTACAAGCGGTAATGAACCAGTAGTTGGTGATTTACTTTTAGTTAAATGGACATATAATGACAGTACAACTGGATATACAACAGATAAGTTAAAGCCACAGCCATTTTTAATTTATCAAATTACTGGCATAACAGGTACTTTGGCAGGAAATGATTTAACGGTTGGAGTTGATA